ATATCGGTGCCGATGGCTACATCGCACTATCAACTGCAACAGGTGCCGACGGCACAACCAACGCGTTCCCAACAGGTACAACCTTAACTGGTTCGCTTGGTGTGTTTGTAGGTTGTGAATACGTCAACGACCAAGGCCAACCTACGTTTGCACAGTACTATCCTTCCGGCACTGCTAATGGCGGCGCTATCAAGGCGTATGTTGTAGACGATCCAAACGTACTGTTCCAAGTACAAGCAGATGGCGCTATGGACCAGTCTGACATTGGTGCGAACACTTTCTTCGCAGCTGCTCAGTCTACATCCACTGGCAACACTGCTACTGGTAACTCCACAAGTGCCGTCGATGCGACAACTGTGACTACCACCGCCGCCTTCCGCATCGTGGGTGCCGTATCTCCAATTGGTGATGCTTTCCCTGATCTTTTGGTTAAACTTAACCCCGGCTACAGCAGCATGACTAACGCTGTTGGCCTGTAAGGAGGGATAAAACATGGCTATCTCACGCGCACAGGCGCTCAAAGAACTACTTCCCGGCCTCAACGCCCTCTTTGGTCTTGAGTACGGCAAGTACGAAAACGAACATGAAGACATCTATGAGACTGAAAACTCAGAACGTAGTTTTGAGGAAGAGGTCAAATTGTCTGGTTTTGGTGCAGCACCAACAAAAGCTGAAGGTTCTTCTATTGCATATGACAATGCACAAGAAGCGTTTACAGCTCGCTACACCCACGAGACAATTGCTATGGGTTTCGCCATCACTGAAGAAGCGATGGAAGACAACCTGTACGATTCGTTGTCCTCACGTTACACAAAAGCCTTGGCTCGCGCCATGGCCTACACCAAGCAGGTTAAAGCTGCTTCATTGCTCAACACGGGCTTTGACACTTTCCAGTCTGGTGACGGTGTAACACTGTTCAGCACTGCACACCCAACAACTGGTGGTGGTACAAACTCTAACCGTCCAGCGGTTAGTGCTGACCTTAACGAGACTTCTCTCGAACAAGCGATTATCGACATCGCAGCATATGTAGACGAACGTGGCCTTTTGATCGCAGCTCGCGCTCAGAAGCTCATCATCCCGTCTGCTCTGCAGTTCGTAGCAACTCGTTTGCTGCAAACAGAGCTTCGTGTAGGTACAGCTGACAACGACATCAACGCGATCAGCACAAACGGCGCTGTTCCCGGTGGTTACGGTGTCAATCACTACCTCACAGATGCTGACGCTTGGTTCCTGACCACTGACATCCCGAACGGCATGAAGCACTTCGTACGTTCTCCGATGGCTACTGGCATGGACGGCGACTTCGACACTGGCAACGTGCGCTACAAAGCGCGTGAGCGTTACAGCTTCGGCGTTTCCGACCCACTGGGTATCTACGGTTCACAAGGCGCGTAAAGCGAGTTGTAGACTAAATAGAAGGGGCTGCTTAACGCGGCCCCTTTTTCATGGAGGAAGAAATGGCTGAATGGAAAAATGGAGACATGCGTCTCGGACCATCTGGAAACAACACAGACGAAACCAAAGTCCCGGGTTCCTACGACAAGTGTAGTTTCTACATTGTCATAACTGGAACCGACCAGATCGAAAACGAACGTCCCGAAACGAAAGAATGGGAAGTTGAATTTGATATTTATAAATCGAGCCAGAAACAAAAAAAGAAATCTGGCGTGATTAAAACTGGGGATGAGTGGAAATGTAGTTTTGATCTGGATTGGCCTCCAGCAAGCACAACAACAAAACTGACAATCAAATCACAAGCGGGTTCCACCGATGAAGGCGTGGTTGTCCGGTTTGATTACAGGGGTTCGCACTAATGAAAAAACTTATCTTGGCTTTGATATTGCTGGGCGGAACCGCTCAGGCGGGTATCACCACTTGTACAGGCGAATACGCACTGTGCGCTGCATCGACGTGCAAACCCACTGGGAAAATGATTACTGGGACCAGCGGAATCGCCTACCCAGAAGTAGCATGCAAATGCCCTATCCTCAACGGGGAAGCTATCGCAGACACCACAATGGGCAACATGCAGGGTTCCTGCGATCCGACCGATAGCGAGCATGTATGGAGCTTATTTGCCCCCAAGAAATACTACCCGCAAGAGGCCAGCAACTTTAGCAAGCTGATGCGAAACATGAAGGTAACTGTGCAAGAATGCGATGCCAGCCTCAACCAAGGCGCTAGGGCCAGCAACTGCTTTAGCTGGAACTGCGAGATAGGCCCAAACGGAATAGCTGAGTGCAAGTGTCCTATGGGGCAAGAGCCACCTGCGACTACGTTTCTGACTGAAGCGGGTCAGGGAAACCCAGAGGCGTGTTACCAGCACCCGGTGAGCCTTCCTATTGCCACAGAAGTTATGGAGGTTGAGCAAGAATAAAGAGGCGCTTTCTTTTTGTGAGTACATGTTGTATGATTGACCAACGGGTACAACATTAGCTTTGTAGACAGGTATCTACCCGCCTGACGTTGCATAGACTACAGAGCGAATCCTTATGCAAAGGGTACTAAAATGGCTTCGACTACATTTTCAGGTCCAGTGACCTCTACCAACGGTTTTATCGGTGACATCGTTGTTCCAACATACACAGTTGCAAACGCACCTTCAGCTTCAGACGCTGGCGCAGGTACTGTTGTATTTGTTTCAAACGGCGCAGCAGGCGCAGCAATATTGGCTTTCTCTGACGGAACAAACTGGAAGCGTTCCGACACAGGTGCCACAATCGCCGCAGCATAAGGGGTTAGGTTATGAGTAGGTTTAAAGCACCCTCTGCCGAAGAACTCGCTAATCGGGGGTTAAACCCCGACGGCACCCCTATAAAAGTAGCGAAGACACGCGCTAGGAATAACGACGGTACGCTTAAAGCGGATGATCCTTCTACACCTGATGTAAATGAGGCTTGGGAAGAGAAACCTGTTAAAAAGAAGCGTGGCCGTCCCTCAAAGAAGAAGGGCTAGATTATGGCTGGGCAAGAAGTACGAGCTTATAACTTTGCGGCAAGCGATGCCGCCGCACTTGTAGGCCCATCGCGCGGCAGGCTGCAAGGGGTTTTAGTAAACGCCGCATCCGCAGCTGCTTTTACTATTCGCAGTGGGTCGGCTACTGGCCCTATTATATTACAGTTAACTCTACCTACTGGTTGGAACGACGTATATATTCCAAACGACGGTATTTTAGCTGACGAAGGTTGTTATGTTTCTGCCTTTACGGGCTCAGGGAACGTAATGACGTTACTTATAGAGTGATACGTTATGGCTGGGAATGATGTACTCTCCGCTCACGCACACACTTCATCGGCACTTATAAATCGTAGGTGCCGTTTAAGGGGTGTGGTTGTGAACACAGCATCCGGCACGTCAGGGGATGTAATATTCTATGATAATGCGGCCGCCGCTTCCGGCACTGTGCTTCTTGAGGTTGACGAGAAGGCTCAGAGTACAGTCGATATTATAATACCGGGGGATGGCATCCTTGCCAAAAACGGCGTGTATGTATCACTACCCGCAAACGTAACCGCTACAATCTTTTACGAGTGAGCTATGCCTGAGAAAAAAGACCCACGGTTAGCAAGAGCAGGGGTAGCTGGTTTTAACAAGCCTAAGCGAACTCCTAGCCATCCGAAGAAGTCTCACATTGTTGTGGCTAAAGAGGGTGACAAGATCAAGACTATCCGGTTTGGTGAGAAGGGCGCGAAGACTGCTGGCAAACCCAAAGCCGGTGAGTCCGACCGTATGAAGGCAAAGCGTAAATCTTTTAAGGCCCGCCACGGCAAGAACATTGCCAAGGGTAAAATGTCAGCCGCCTATTGGGCAGATAAGGTAAAGTGGTGAATATTATGATGGGACGTTCTTCTATGGGAAGCCAACTTACTGGCGACCGCGTTAAAAAGATGGCTAAAGGCGGCAGTGCTTGTCCGTCATGTGGCGCAATGAAATGTGCTTGCGGTGGTAAAATGAAGAAGATGGCTTCTGGTGGCAAGATGAACCGCGGTGATGGCTGCTGCATGAAGGGTAAAACCAAAGGTCGCATGGTCTGATGGCACCAAAAAAGAAATCCACTGTTAACGCCGCTGGTAACTACACCAAGCCCACTATGCGTAAGAACTTGTTCAGCAAGATCAAAGCAGGTGGTAAAGGCGGCAAACCCGGACAGTGGTCTGCTCGCAAGGCTCAGATGCTTGCGAAACAGTATAAAGCTAAAGGTGGGGGCTATAAGAAGTGAAGAAGCCACAAAAAAGCCTGAAGGCTTGGACCAAGCAGAAATGGCGGACAAAGTCCGGTAAGCCATCGACGCAAGGGAAAAAGGCCACAGGGGAACGGTATCTCCCTGAGAAGGCTATCAAGGCTTTGACGCCTGCGGAGTATGCCGCTACTACGAAGAAGAAGCGTGAAGCTACTAAAAAGGGCAAGCAGGTTGCCAAGCAGCCTAAGAAGATAGCCAAGAAGACGGCGAAGTATAGGAAGGCCTAGATCATGGCAGTAGTTGTACCCGAGCTATCCGAGCTGTTTGAGGAAGCGTACGAACGCGCTGGCCTCGAAATGCGTTCAGGATACGACCTAAAGACTGCACGGCGTAGCCTCAACATAATGACGTTGGAGTGGCAGAACCGTGGCCTGAACCTGTTTACCATCGAAGCTGGGACTTTGCCTCTGGTTGCGGGTACAGCAACTTACACTTTGCCATCGGATACTATTGATTTGATTGAGCACCAGCTCCGCACTGACTCAGGTACGTCGCAGCAACTAGATTCGTATATACAGCGTATGAGTGTTTCTACCTATGCGCAGCAGGGCAATAAGAACACGCAGGGGCGTCCGTCGCAAATCTACGTGCAGCGAAACGCTACCGATGTGAAAGTAACTCTGTGGCCGATACCAAACTCTGCTACAACATATGAGTTATTTTACTACCGCCTGAAAGGTATTGACGGCCTATCGTCCGGTGTTGGTGGGGCTACAACTTCTATACCACCTCGGTTTGTCCCAGCTCTTGTTTCTGGTCTGGCGTACTATATTGCGATGAAGAAACCCGAGGTTGCGGATCGTGTCGTACCGCTAAAACAAGAGTATGAAGATCAATTCCGTATGGCAGCGAACCAAGACCAAGACCGCTCTACCCTTCAGATAGTTCCATTCCGAGGAGCTATGTAATGGCTGGGTACGCCAGTGGCAAACACGCATACGGCATATGTGACCGAACCGGGTTCCGCTATAAACTGGAAGACCTTGTGTTTGAGGTACAGCACGGCGTACGCACTGGCTTGCGTGTAGGCAAGGATGTGTTTGATCCTGACCAACCACAGAATTTTCTCGGTGATGTTAACACTGCCGACCCACAATCTTTGCTGAACCCGCGTCCAGATACGAATCCGGGCCGGGGTCTTTTTGGCTGGAACCCTGTTTGGAACCCAGCGCAATATATGGTAAGCTCCGTAGGAAGCGTTACCGTTACAACAACTGATGGAGATTAAGATGCCAGCCCCTAGAAAATCCTTGCGTCCTAAAGCCCGTAAAAAATCTATC